AGCCGAGCCAGGGCACAGCAAGTCAGCGTAAGCTCATCGGTTTGAGGATGACTGGCTAAGAGGATATCGACTTTCCTGGTCAGATCGCTTCTTGCCACACTCGTTGACAAGGTGAGTTTGGGAACATAGATGGGGCTCGACATGCGTCCTCCTCCAATAACATAGCCAAGACACAGCACAGACGCTCCTTGTGGGGTTAATATGGCATATATTAGTAAAAATACGTATTTTTCTGCTGGCGACCTACGATACCGTAGACCAGCGTAAGGAGCACCACATGGTGAAAACCGGCAAAGGGACGAAGTACACCCCCAAGGACACCGAGCAGCGCAGTTACTTCCTGCCCCCCGGCCTGGGGGACATGTTTCGCCGTTTCTGCGCCAACGCCCACGGCGGCGCCAGCGCCGGGGCCCGGGGGGCCCTGGTCCTGTTCATGGCCTGCGACGAGTACCCGTCCCTGCGGGAACGGGCCATCCGGGCGGCCGATCAGCTCGAACCTCGGGCCGCCGTAGCTGACCTCAAAGAGAAGCTCCTGGACGTGTTCGGCGAGGCCCTGATGCGCCAACATCTCCAGTCCCTGTCGCAGAAGGAACGCAACGCCCTGCTCAGGGAGGCCCTGGAACGCCAGAAATCGCGGAGGAAATGAGATGCGACGTACCTTGCTCTGTACCATACTACTCGTCTCTGGATGCTATCAGGACTATTACAATCAGCGCATTGCCCAATGGGAGACGTGGCGTACATCCTTTGCCCGTGGCGACCTAATCGGCAAGAGTATTAACGAGGTGATTGCCGTCTGGGGCAAGGCTGACGAGGTGGAACAATCCATCATCGGTGACACCCGCATGGCCACCTTGATTTACGTCCACAAGGGCTATGATCCGGACTGGGGCGCCATCGTGCCCGTGGAGACCTACCACCTGGTTTTCGTCAACGGGTACCTGGAGTCGTGCCACAAGTTCTGAAGCAGGAGTCTGCGCTAGAAGGGGCAGCCGAACATCATCGTGGTGAATTCGCCATCGCCCGACGAGGTCTGCTCTTCCTCCTCACCACCGCTACCGTACTCGCCACTGCGAGTCTGGTCGATCTCGTCGGCAGTGAGGACATCGTTGAACATCACCAGTTCGTCTATGTAGCAGGCAAGTATCCCGGCGTCATCCGAAAGACCAGTGGCACATAACTCGGTCGTCGAGGCCGCGATCGCATCCCCTGTCGTGCCCGTAACTTCGTAGACTGCATCGCCATCCTCATCGTAGACCCGTATACGATAGCTCTGGTCGTTGCCGTCGTACGTCACCCCGATATGATACCATAAATCCTCGTAGATGGTCACGGACGTTAGATTGACGCTTTGGATCGCCTCCCCATCCCACCAGTAGAAATTCACCTGTCCATACTCGGCCCCCGTACATTCAATGCCTATCGCCCACGATCCACCCGACTCCGACATCTTCGACATGTAATAGTAGTGCTCTCCCGTCGAGAGCGAGGCAGCCGCTCCCCAGATACGTGCCCAGAAACAGACGCTCATCGTCAGATTCGTGTCGCCATTCTTGAACGGGAATCCAGCATCCAAATCAGCATCAAGTATGGACGTAACCGTCGCATAATTGTAGTAGCGATTCGAGTAAGAGCCCTCCTTGACTAGCGTGGACTCGAAGTCACTCGAATCTTCGACAGCAAGGTCGTTACCACCGACACTATCGGTCAGATCATTTTCGAACGACCAGAGCGCCACGCAATTTTCGTCGGAACCGAAATCATTCGCCATGAATCACCTAGACAAACGAGGTCGCCAGCGACCCGTAGTAACTACCATTCCCGTCATAGTACGCGCAGAAAATATCGGTGTACGTCGCCGCCAGAGAGACGGCCTGGGGCGTACCCCCACTGGCCCACTTCACTGCGACCGGCCAAGTCACCGTATGGCCGCCCACCGCATCACCTGCAATCCTAAAGGTGAGATGCGCTGGTCCACCCGGGGCCGTAAAACTCAAGGCCAGGTCATCATTCAGTATCCCGCCTTGGTTATTCCCCTGCGTCCAGTCGATTGTTTCCACCGACCCTAGATTACCGAGATTGACTTCCTCGGTGAAATGCGCCTGCTTGTCAATCGCCACCTGATCGAACAATTCCGCCTGGCGCGCATGCGGACGAACCAAGATCCGAGTGTCCCAGGAACTGTCCGTGTCTGTTTTGACCGTTCCCACCACTGAACCCCAGCTCGATCGGGTAGCAGCAACCCGACCAGCTGTGCTGCCTACGTACACTGCATCGCCAGCCGTGAATTCGATGGAATCTCCAGTATAGCTGGTATGCACATCGATCCAGCCAAAGCCCAATACCTTGCCCTCTTCGCCATTGTCCACATCGTTCGGGGCGATCCCGATTGGCGGCGTCAGTGTTTCACTCGTCGCCAGGGCTTTATACATCATGCCATCCGAGGCTTTCAGCGCCACCACATCTCCTTCAGAGATGTCTTCGCCTGCCGTGAAAGTCAACTCCAGCCCGCGATCCAGCATCTCCAGCACGCCGTTAATGATCGCGCCCCAGTTGCCACCAGCGTCCTCGTTCAGAGGAAACTTCGCCTCTTCTGTATAGCTCACCGCCATGATCTAGCTCCCATCGTCTACGGTAACACTCTCACCATGGATAGACCGGCGCCCATACCGCGGGTATATCTCGATTGTCGCCGGGTTGTTGCCTCCCAGGTCATCGGCCTTGCTGATCGTAACAGTCGAGACCACTCCTAGGTGCTGAGTTCCTATGAGACCTCCAGCAGAATCCATAAACACCACATCGACCCCTTCGAGATCGGGATCCTGCGCGTAGGCATCCCACAGCACCCCGTGCTGCGGAACCAACTCAGAGGTGTCATCTCCCCAGACCCACGTACCATCCCCATCCTGCCCACCCAGATTAAACCCGGTCTCCTTGCCAGGCAGGTTCCAATATAAGGTCAGTGCGTCACCTGAGTAGCTCGCGTCCCAGCCGTCCATCTCATCGCTTGTCAGTCGCACCAGCGCCGCACCGTATGGGAGATCCGACGCACCCTCGATCGTGTAGGTAGTCGCCTCTACATCGGCGAGCGACAGGCTGACTGTTCCTGAATAAGGCAGGGCCTTAATGTAGATGGTCCGCCCAATATCACTCGGGTCGTAGCTGATCGTCGCATCCGTATCGAGCGTCTCAAACGTCTCCCCTATCTCATGGGCCACCGGATCGGTACCATACATCCCCCGGAGCAGTTCCGTCACCTTCCACTGTCCTTCCGTGTCCTGCTCAACACACGTCTTATAGCCAATGATCTCATCACCTATCCGAGCGATGGCCTCGCCATGGAAGAACTGACTGGCGGTGATATCGGTACGAAGATCCGTCACTGTCCCGATATCCACCAGGAACGACTCGTCCCCACGCCACATGGGGGCCTCTGCCGACGGAAGCGATGACAACAAGGTGCCAGTACTGTTCGATCCTCCCCCTGTGATTCCCCCGGCAAACACCCGATCATACAAGGTGTAGGTCTCACCGTCATAACTGATATAGATGCGATATCCACTCGTCTCCGCCACAGTCGGAGACAAGGCAACCTTCAACTCACGCGATTCAGGATCTTCGTAGACACTTATCGTAGGCGCTCCCAGGTCATCCGTCGTGACCACGGTATCTGGTACGCGCAAGGTCGTCTGCGCCGTACGATCGGACAAGTCGGGATAGAGGTTGGAGATGTCGTCGACCGCTTCGATATCCATCCCAGACCCATCCTTGGCCTCACTGATGGACGTGATGCGGATACGTTGATCGGTTATGCGGAAGCCATCAGTGAGCAGCCCCACCTGCCCGACGTGCAATAGCATGTCCTTGCTGGCCAGTCGGAAGGTGTAATAGCCAAACCGGTACATCGAGTCGATCAGGAATCGCCACCCCATCTTGTTGGCCAGCGTCAGGCGCTTGACACCAGAGAGACTAATCTGGTTCTTGCGTCGCTTGCCCGAGAGTCGAATGTCCACGTCGTCACGGAACGGGATCTCTGCCGGTCCATAGTTGTCATCCCGACTTTGCCAGCCCAACTCGACATGATTACAACTCTCAGAGTACTTGCGTTTGCGAACCTGAACGGGAATCCCTTGTTCGTCGATGGCCAGGTGATCCCGAGTCAGATGAAATTCAGGATCCTCGCCCCGCCAGGCCCCGAGATATAACTGCCCACCCATCCAGTACAGGAAACCACCGAAGTGCGAGCAGATATACTGAATCCAATCGAGCAGTGATTTAGATGAATGGATGTCAACCGAGATCAACAGGTCCTCTTCTTCGCAGTACTGGTAGATCTCGGCGAATGAATCACCATCGATGTAGTCGCCCGGCATGGCTGCCCCATACCGTCTATGAGTCAGCAGGTCCAGGATGATCGCCGATGGATTGGCATCTTTGATCTCCGAGGCGTCAAAGCAGACAAGGTCACCCATTCCACCGGACCCGGTATGAAAGAACGTAAAATCATGCGTGTCCAGCAGGGTGAGGTCGCCAGCACTCAATTCGAATATGGCATCGTTGAATGGGACAGCTGCCACAATCGTGCCATTGCGGTGCATCGCCAAACCTTCGACCCGGGGTATGTTCCCCTCCTCTGGCTCGTATAGGGAGGGACCACAATCCCATCCGGCGATCTTGGTCCCTAGCCCGCTATAGATCTGGACAGCATCGTTGTCACCATTCACCTGCCGAGAACCACCCAGATAGACGAAGTTGTTGTAGCTCCGTACTGTCGTGAACCCGCGCTCGGTACCATGGACTGTCGCATCCGGGCCATAGATTGCCACTGCATAGTCGGCTGAATTCTTCATCGAATACCAGCCCGCATAGAACTGCTGATACGGATAAGAGCCATACAGGCCGCAAACAAAGAGGAACCCCGTGTGCATCTCGCCAGTCTCGGGGTCGATGAGTTGGAAGCCCTCATCAATCCATAGATCATTGATCCAGCCATCAGTGAGCATCGGCAACAACGCGTGATAGTAATCGTCTTCCTCGTTACCACGCTGTCCATTGGGCTTGACTCGCACGACATAGTTGACGCCTAACGCTTCCCAGCTATTAACCACGAACCAGGCGTTATTGCCGCTGTCGACACGCACCCGTCCCGGTTTACCTTCCAGTCCGATTTTTTCCGATGGATATCTCCATGCTACCTCTTTGGTGTGCACGTTGATCTTGTAGAGATGATAGCGATAGCCAATGGAGGGGTCAAAGGTCCACGTCGTCCGGACTGTCACGTAAGCGTAGTCTCCGCTGTTGTCGAAGGCACAGCCGCACGCTAGGATTGTCCATAGGTTATCTCGGTCATCCGGGTGCATCCATCCTTCCGAGCCCTCATACGGCATCAGATCGATCGTTCCCGCGTAGGTAATCTGCTGGTCCACAGGCCAGTAGTAGATGGTCTGATACAAATCGGTAGACGCCCGCTGGCCGCCGAAGATCACGTTTCCAGCCGCATCAATGTCTGTCTGGCGGATATCTTCCCAGTAGGTAGCCACTCCAGCAGATGTGATCCCGCCACCAGCTTCGAAGTCGCGATCCCTCACAGTAACGCCGTGTCCATTCTGAAAGTAGGACAAGTACGGCTGATACGGACCGACCTCGAACAGAAAACCCGGGATGCTATCAACCGTCCCTAGATCGTAGTTCTTGAACAGCACGCAGCAGTCGTGCTTGTACTTGCTGTAGTCCTCACCGATCAGCGTCTCGAGTCCATAGTTAAAACCATCGCCGTTGAACACAGTCACTTCCTGGAGGACGCCATCGAACAAGACCCCGATCCGACCCGTTTTGTCGTCATTGCCCTCCGCAATAGAGACTTCGTGCTTACCCTTCCAAATGCGCAATACATCCCGCGGACCCTCACAAATGGAAATCAGAAAGCTGCGCCGGTATCCCGTACCTTCCTCTCCGCCGCCCCCTTTACCGCCGCTGATGTCGTACTCCTGCAACGGCCCCATCCAGACGAGATTCCCGGCAGTCCGCAGCGTCCCGTAGGTCACAGGCACAGCAGATCCCCTGTCCACGGTCTGCATGGGGTAATCTGAGGCAGTAGGCATGTTGCGCTGGTTGGGAGCCGGGAAGACCATCTGGCCCAGGAACGACCCGCCCATGTAGGCCACCCCAACCAGGATCGAGCCCATCGTGGTACCCGCCAGGCCCAACGCACCAACTGCCAGCCCGCCCAGACCACCGGCGAGGAGACCGAAGGCCATAATACCTGCCGAGCGTCCTGCGTTGGCACTCATAAGAAGCGCTCCAACTTCTCCGGCTCAATGCGCCAGTAACCAGCCAACCGCTTTGACCACTTCGGGGTCCGCAGACTGCCATATTCCACTTTGCCCGCGCCAACGTGAGAATGGACGAAGACCGGACCGGTAAGTACGCCGCAGTGGGCCACGCACCGGCCAAAGAAGAAGAGAAGGACGTCTCCCGGTCCGGCCCCGCGTTCTATGGGAACAGCAACTTTTCTCAGCTCTTCACGGATGTAATCCCCCGCCATCGCGTGCAGGTTCCAGTCTTTCGGGTAGTAGCGCAGCGGGTACTTGAAGTTCGGCAACAGTTCCCCCAACACCCCGATCAGAAGGCCCGTGCAATCGCAGCCACGCCGAGTCGTGCCCCGATGAACGTAGGGGACTCCGACCCATTGAGTCGCCTGGTCTGCCAGTCTATCTCGAAAGAGACTCACAGCATTGCCTCCTCGATTCTTGGGATGTAGACGTAGGCGCGACGGTTGTCGGTGTTGTCGTACCAGCTAAGGCAGATATCCACCCGGCCATCGCAACCTGGGTAGGCCGTATAACTGTCCCCCGGCGACGGGCTCGTCGGCAGCGGCCAGAGCAACTCGAACGAATGGCCATCGTGCGACGCGATCGGACGGCGCTGTCCGGCACACACACCGGAGTCAATCACCATCTCTCCATTGTCAAAGCGCGGCACATCCGGGCCCGCCGACCATGCCGTGTCCCATACAACCCGCTGATTCGCATCCGTCAGCGTTGCCTCATGCTTGTAGTCTGCCCGGTCCAGACCACAAAAGTCATCAAAGACAGCCCAGTTACAGGTCTCCTGGTAAGTGCAACGTGGCACCTGGATATTCAGTGAGTCGATCCACGGGTGAAGTTCTAGGATCAGGATGTTCCGATTGAACTCCACGTCGGCGTTGCCTTTGAAGACGACCCACTCATTGTCAGATGCGTAACTGCTGCCCCGCACAATCCTCCGGATCGTCAGTTCAGCAAAGTCAAGGTTGTTCTCCTGCACATACGATACCAGGTCCCCGCTGATCCCCGCCAGGTAGACCCGGCAGGTGTTGATCTCCAGGTTAATGCCTGCGTCGATCGGGTCGCGAGTGATAGGGAGTGCTGTATAGGTGATGCTATTCCAAACGATATCCTGCCCATGAGACGTGTAGTAGTACGTATTACCATCGCGCAGCGCCACATCATACAGCTCTGCGACCTTAACCATCGGCAACTGCAATGAAAGGCTCAACGATGAACTCACGCCCCGCAGACTCATGTTGGAAGCACCTCCACCACGTGCAGATCTGGCGCCGAATACAGCGGTCCAGTGTAGACCTGTACGTCGTCATACGTGTCCTCGGTAAAGCGCACCCGGAAGTAATACTCGTACGTGCATGTAAGGACACCAGAACTCGGCGCTACGCCGAAAGTCATGATTCCAGTGGTATCGTCCAGAGTAAACTCGTTCGCCCCGGGCGACGACTCAACCTCCGTCTGTGCACCGTCCACGCTATGGGTAACCACCGGAGCGTATATGGATCCGGGAACAATATCCTTCTTGGTCTCGGTCCACTCGTAGGATTCCCCGGAATAGTACGTACAAACCAGTTGGTAGGCCGTATCAACGCCATCCGTCGCGATCTGCTCAGCACTACATAGGTACTCATCGTCGTCCAGCCACTGAAATGTATCGGATGCTCCCCGGGCCGCATCGAAGACCTCTTTGACCTGATTGCGGCCTGCGGCGTCCAGCAGCGACCAGTTGATGAACCATTCACGGATCGGCTGGTCTAAAATCTGCTGCCGCTGTTCGATGCCACTATCAAAGGCAGCTATGTCCGTGCGCCAGTGGCGCACCTTCTTGACTGGAACGACTTGATCGAACCCCGTAAAGGCTGCCGCCTCAACCAAAGCCTTCATCTTCAACGTCAGACTCATCGATTAGACCTCGTCACTGGATGATTGGTTCGCTGGGAGTCTCCCACCATCGAGGCAATCGCCCTCCGGTTCTTCTGCAGGAACTGATAGGTCCCGGCGGCGTCGATGGCGCTGATGTTGATGTTGATCGGACGACTGGCCGCCGGGGACGGTTCGGCCACCGCCAGCGTCTTCCTGAGTCGGGCCGTGAGATCTGAATCGAGCACGCCTTCTCCGGGAGTGAGCATGGCGGGCACCGTGTCCGTTCCGCGCGGCCGGAACAGGCCACTCTGTGCATAGACCAGGCCGCCCCGCGCGAACCCGCTCTCAAACGGACCCTCCTGCACAGTCTGTGACTGTTGGACCGTAGAACCAAAACTGGGTGCCCCCATGATACGCCCGAACATATCGTTAATCCCTGGCATGAGATATTGTTGGAACACAGCCCGACTGATCGCCTCCTGCATCGCCGCCAGCATATTCTCCAAGGCTTCCGTGGCGGTCCTAGCATCCTTTGTAATCGAAACGAACGCGTCCTCCATCGCCCCATCGATCCCGGACGCCGCATCCTCCCACATCTTCTCCCACTGGGTTGCTGCTTCTTTGGCATCGCCCGTTTGTTCAGGCGACGGCTTGGGATCGGGGAACTTTATCGGCTGACCAAAGGACTCCTTTATCCCTTTACCTATATCCTTGATGGCCACGCCGGCCTTTCTAGATTCCTCTATCAACTGCTTCATACCCGGGGTCCACCCGGCGCCCTTGAAGGCAGCTATGATAGACTCGATCTCACCCAGGAATTGATGCCAGGCATTCGTCGCACCACGCACGCCCGTCGTATCTGCCACCTGCTGTTGCTCAACAACCAGTTTGGCTAGGGTATCCCCTAATTGGTTGTATACAGTCTTCAGCTTACCGGCCGTGCCCACGCCCTCTTCTTGCGCAGAATTCAACTCCTCCTGCGTACGCTGGACATTTTCCAGCATACGCGCGCCAACCCCACCCGGAAGTATGGTAAGCGCCTTGCCGATGGAACCACTGATGCTCAGGCCGATCTTTTCACCGACCGACTTCCACAAGGATTGCGACGCTATGTTACCTACCGAGATGCCCTTCCATATCCACTTTGGTAGGTTCTTTCCTATGGCCACCATGCCATCTTCAAGGATGATTGACACCACATCCACGGTAGCCTGCATGACAGCCTCGATCGCCTTACCGCTTGTCTTCCAGCCAGTTTGCCACTCTGTACCGAGGAAGACGATGACCGACCGCAGGTTCTTCATTACGCCATTGACCCACGCCACAATAGCCTCGCGGTGGCGCACGGTATAGTCGATTAGTTTCTTGAGATCATCCGCAAAGGGCTCAATCGCATTGCGACTGATATCCAGAAGCAGTTGCCAGAACTGTCTCAGACGGTGCATGAGCTGGTCCGTCGCCTTCGCTGCCTGTTTGTCCGTCTCCCCGGCCGTCTGAGTCTGCTCGTTGTAATCGCGCTGCACTTCTTCGACATGCTGCAACAAGATCGCCAGTGCTTTGTAGCCCGTCTCTCTGCTGGCCAGCGACGCGATATCTTTAGTAGTTGCCCGCCCTTCATCCATAGCCTTCTTGAGCTTGACCAGCACATCAAGCAAACCATTACCCGCCAGGGTCGTGGCGTTCATTTCGATCTCGAACTTGGCAGCCACCTTCTCGGCATTGCCACGCGGCTTATTGAAGCTCATGATCAGTCGATTAAGCGCCGTCACCGCCTCGGATGTGCTCAAGCCGCTGCGGGTCATAGTTGAAAGGGCCGCACCCAAGGTCTCGATGTTCATCTTGACCAGAGCAGCCCCAGAGGCCACGTTACCCAAACTGGATGCCAATTCAGGGAAGGTGGTCTTACCACGTTTGACGATACCGAACAGACGATCGCTCATAAGGCCAGCGTATTTTGCGTCGTACCCGTAGGCATTGAGCATCGTAGAAAGAGTGTCCGCTGCCGTCTCGGTATCCGTCATACCTGCCTTAGCCGCCTTCAGCGCCGCTGTCAGGAAACCAAGTGCTTTCGTAGGTTCAATGCTTGCCGACAGCGTCTGATAGAGACCACGTGAGATCGTCGCCGTGCTCTCACCAAACTGCACAGACATCCGCTGAACGGCCTTCTCGTACTGGGGCATGAGCTTCATCGACTGATCGTCGAGCATTGTACTGACGAAGGCCATCTGCTCCTGAAACTTGGCGATCTGCGCGACAGACCCACCCAGCATGGCACCAACACCCAGTGCCGGAAGTCCCGTGAGCGATCTCATACTGCGGGTGAGTAACCCGATGGACTTCGTGCCAATGGCGGCAAAGCCACGAATCAAGCCCGTGGCTTTGGTGATGTTCCCACTGTACTTAGCCAGATCAGCGATCAGGCGGACTTTCACGTCGCCGGCGTTCATTCCGGAACCCTTCCAGCCATCCGGTAAACGGGGACGGCATACCGGCCGCGACGTAGGCGTCTGCCTCTTCCTTGGTCATGACCACGCCCGCCGTCATGCTCGCCGCCGAGCCATCTTTTGGATTGGCCAGCTTGCACATCTGGGTGTCCAGCGGCGTGACTGGAGCCTCTTTAATGCCAAAGAAGGAACAGAACGCCTTGCGCAGCTTTTCCAAAGTCACGTCGGGTTCCGGCAACGTGCTCCGGTAAGCTACTGACTCTGCTAGGTAGTGCTCCATCTGCTGGAGCGTTACCTTCTGTATCTCTTGCGGTGTCCAGCCAAACTGGCGACTCAGATGGTATTCGATTCCGGGCCAGTCAATTCCGCCGGCTCTGGCGTCGGTTCCGGAGCCGTCGCTGGGGAGTTTTTTGGTTCAAACTCCCACACCCGGGATCGTGCGAGTACTTCCATCATGTCGGAGAACATCAATCCGTCGACTTTCGCCTCAGCCTCCTGCGGGTCGATGCCAGGATGGGCCGCGATATACATCGCTGTCAGTACCTGGGCAACCAGAGTTATATCGAAGTCGTCACCTCCCAAGGAAACGAGTTCCTTGCCAAACTTGACAATAGATGTTCCCGTGGTGCGCTCCAGCCACTTCGCCGCACCAATGGTCAGTTGGGCGGAGAAATCGAGACCCTTGATACTAATGGTCTCGTTGATGTCGGTTCCATGCGTTTCGGTCATGGGGCGGTTTCCTACTTCTTCCTACTGTTTCGTAGCCTACTCGATCTGCTCGAACATGATGCCGACCTGATCGCCCACGGCCCGGCTGGTCACGGCCAGCGCCTGGAACTCCAACGTCTGCATCGAGATCTCCTCTTCCTGGAAGGAATAGTCGATGTTCGAGATGCACTGGGCACTGTAGAGCAGGATCACGACCTTGTTGCCGTTCGGGCGGGTGTGCTCCAGTTTCAAGGGGAAGCTGTCGATCGTCTTGGACCCCCCGAACGTGAGCGAGTCCCACTTGTCCGACGTGGGGTCCACTGTGAACGACAGCGACGCATCGTAACCCGTGGGCACAAAGCTCGCGGTGAGGTCCGTCGTCACACCCATCGCCGTCTTGAGGTTCGCCAGCCGCAATTCCGCCGCCGTGCAGGTGATCTTGAACTCCTCCCGGATGCGGAAGTACTTCACGGGCGACAAGTTGTTGGCGGGCTTGAAGTCCACGTACTGCCGCTCGCACGCGAACATCACATTGCCCTTGATATGCCCCACATCAATGCCGTTGATCCAGACATCGGCGCTGCCGAGGGTGACCAGATCAGTTCTGCGGTCCTGTGCCGGTACGCTCATAATCGGCCGTCCTTTCCGGTGCCAGGAGGCCCTGGAACACCTTGTCGTACTGCGCCGCGACTTGGCGCACGTCGTGATGCGCGACGGCGAACTCGCGGCCCTTCTGGGCTAATCGCCTATACAGCTCGGGTTCGTGCATCAAACGTCGGACGGCGTTACAGATCTGGTCGGTGGTTTCAGGTGAGTCGGTTTCGAGGTCGCGCGTAACATACAGGACGTTCTCCCCATCTGTCAAGTGTTCTCCGTGAAATCCTGTTTTTGTCATAATCACGGGAACCCCACAAGCCAGGGCTTCGGTTACCACATTCGAGCATCCCTCGCCCTGCGACGGCAGGATCAGTGCATCGATCAGGTGGTAGAACTGCTCCGGCATATCGTCATGCGGAATCTGATTGTGTCGGTACAGGACGTTCCTGGATAGCACACCCTCGGGCGCCAACTGCACCTGGGCCTGTATGTAGAACTTCCAGCCCTTGTATGGCCCACCCTGCCCATCGATATTGCCCGCGAATCCGATGGTAAACGGCCGATCAGATCGGTTTGGAAAGCTCGGGGCCGGCTTGAAATGCTCGAGGTCCACCCCGTTAGGAATGACCGTGGTATTGGGGTTGACGCGCCGGGCGAAGCCTGCCAGTTGGTCGTTGGTGGCGATGATCGCGCCTACATGGCGGAAATCTTCGGCGTAACGGTCCGGGTCCAGGTTCGGATTCATGTGCAGGCCTCCAATGCGTAGCACGGTCTTTTCGCGGCGGTTCAGGTAGCGGGCCCCATCGTGGTTCTGGGTCAGCAAGACGTCGAAATGCCCCTGTAAGCCCTCATCGACGGGGAACATGAAGCAGGCCCCACAGGAGGGGTTTTCGCAGGAGAAGAGCCCCCTACGGATGCGTACGAAGTGGTAGGAAGGCAGACAGGCAATGAGCTGGTGGATGGTATTGCTCCAGGACCAGCGCAGCTCGTTTTCGATGCTCAAGATGGAGACCATGGACGACCTTTCGGTCGGGTCTTCCATGGCGGTGTATTCAGGTCATGCGCAAGCGTATGGTTTCGTAGGACCGCTGTCAAGCGGAATTATCTGGTCCAGGCTCACAAATCTTGATGTCGAACGACGCCACGTACTTCCGGCCGCAGGAGCAGTGGCAGTCATCCATGCCGTCTTGGGCGTCGACGATCACTGTTTCGCCGCAAGGACACTTCACCGCACCCACGGCGTCATACCACTCCCAGTCTGCATAGGGTACCGGCTTCCACTCAGTATCCATCTTAGGCTCCCGCGAATATCTTTATGGCATTGAGGTTCAGGACGACTGGGGCCGGCCATGGTCTTGCCCCAAAATACGGAATCAAGCGTGGATCTGGGCATACCACCAAATCGGCCCCACGCAGCCGCCACAGACCCTCCTGGGAGTAACAGACCAGGCGATGTTCATACTGAGGCAGGCAGGCAGATATCGCCCGGGCGCGATTTGCATAGGCCCAGCCGGGTTGATCGGTGATCCAGGCGATGACGGGTTTCATGCTCACTTCACTCCGTACCTTCTTCTGCGATCCCAGTGCCGGCCCCGCGTCCAGTCCCGCAGACCAGACCAGAGACCCGTTCGTCCCACCAAGGATACTTGCGGGCCAGCCAAGCCCACAGAAGACCTTACCGGCCACCACGCCACCCAGAAAGACTCATGCCAGCCGGTCTGGTAGCGCCAGAGGAAGTACTTCCAGACGGCTCTGAGAAACATCGCGATCATTAGATCTCCGATTGGAAGGACTGCTTAAACTCGCCACACCAATCCTCGTGACTTGTTTCCGGGAACTCTGCGCTGCGAAACTCGCGCTCCCCAACAATCATGGGATGGAATCTGCGGCATTGGCCTATCCTGCAATGCAGACCACCAGCAGGCTGAGACGTGGTATGCCAATAGCTACACTTCTCACACTGCTTGTCCATGTTACACCTCAAAAGGCCGGAATCCTGTAACCATCGTTACCACCTTCTGTTTCTGCTCCGGCCGAAGCCATTCCTGGTACCGCAGGTACATCGAGACCACGACGTCAGCGTTCCGCGCCAGCTCATTCAAGATGATATGCCCCGGGTCCGGCGTCTCGCAGGCGTAAAACGCCAGATGGGTGTACTGCGGCAGCTCGTGCGAAACGGCTTGGACGATGGCGTCGTAAGCCCACTGGGGCGTATCGGCGATCCAGAGAATGACGGGTTTCATGCTTCAACCTCAAAACGTAGTTTCATTTGCAGAGGGTGCTTATCTACCCGAGGACGACTCTGACAACTCCAAGAACCCCCTTGAGTCTTTGCGACACATTTCCATCCGGAAGCAATGCAACTCGTACCCGATTCGTTTTCTAAGATATATGTAACCAGTTTGCGATAACCCATCGCCCGAGCCGCCCGCCAGCAGGCTGCATATAGCTTTGAGCAGGCGTTCTTTGTACCATCGGTAGCCAAACGGGTCACTTCTGCCGTCCAGCCATCGTCCAGCATTCTACTCACCGGCCTTCCGACAATAGCAACACCGACAATGTTATCTCCATCGGCGCACGCCAACTGAAAGATGGAACCAACCGGCGGCTTATGATGCCGGTGGAACTGCTTCACAAAAGCCTTGGCCTCCGCTTGGTTGCATGGGACGATAGTAAGCATTCAACGATCCAGAGAATGACGGGCTTACCCGGCACGCGCGGCCTCCTTCGTGAAAATATCACGGTACTCCCCTTCGTGGTCGATGCGCACCGAGTCGATCCGGCAGACGATCTTCTTCGGATCGGCCCCGGCGGCGACGGTGCGCTGAATGACTTTGACGCCCTGGCAGACGATGATATCCGCCGCGTCCATCATGGATCGGTACAGCGCCGGCGCGACGGCCGAGAAGATCCAGACGCGGTGCTCGTACTGCGGCAGGGCAAGACTCATCGTCTCGACGCGAGTGTGGTAAGCCCAGCCCTTGACATCGCACGTCCAGAGGACAATCGGTTTACTCATCTCCGCGCTCCTTCAGTTCAACATCCACTTCGGCCATTGATCCGCTGAGTACCAGACCTGCCAAGCGAACTAACATCACGGCAATAAAACGCCTGACTCGCACTTTTCGGACGAGAAGGATTTTGACTTTCAGTCTCGTACTTCTGCACGGATCGTCTATCTCTAGGTAGCTAACGAATTTGTCCTCTGTCACGGAGTATCCCCCTTCTTCTTCGGCATGTCCAACTTCTTCTGGAGTTCCGCATCCCGCTCTTGACGGTCGCCAAAACGCCCTGGACGGTCTGTAGCGCCCCGGGAAGTGCCCCCGGCAGTGTACCAGTAGACGATGCTCAAGTAGGTGTCATCGAGCTGGTCTCCATTGTGGGGGCGGCGACGGTTGTGTTCGATCACGCGCCCCACTAGCTCTCCCGTGTCCAGGTCGTAGATGTTGCCCTTGATGGGAATGACGGCGTACTCGGCAATCCTCGCGTCCAGCCATTTCCTTCGGGCATCAACCGCGTCTTTCACCTCCTGATTGAGACGTTTCAAGGTAGCTCGATCGGTTTTAGTCAACTCACGTTCTTTCATTTCCTCCCTCCTATGCCACGATCTCTTCGGGCGTCATGTAGGTTGTCAGGATGGCTTCGCCCACGTTCTTGTAGATGATACTGGGCGGCATGTATCGCGTCGCGCAAAACCAACTGCCATCCTCATCCTGTTGCGGGATCTCGTCACCTGGGACGTACCCGGGGGCGTCGTTGGCATAGCCACAATGAGGACAGATCGTCCCGCAGTGCATTTCCCGGTCATCCGGCCAGCCATGATATGTTTCGGCCACCTCCGGATTCTTCTCGCGGAGCCAGCCCAGTGTGACGATCCAGTCGCCTCCATAGCGCTCACCACAGTTAGTGCATTCCATCGTATACCTCCACCGCCTCATGCGGCTCCGTCGTGGCCCGGCGCAGGTGGACGCGTACACTGCACTGGCCCGGGTAGACCGTTACATAACTCGGCACGTTGGCCGCATCGAGTTGCTCGACCAGCACCTGCAGATCGTAGTCGTCTTCCGGCCGCTCGCCTTGAATCACCAGTTTGTCGTCGTCGACGATCAGTTTCATTCCTTCGGCTCCAGCGTCGCCACCATGATGTCTACCGGCCCGACCCCTTCTTCGAACCGAACCCAGTAGAGCGGATTGATGTCCAGCACCATCTGCAAAATGTTGTTGACGGTGATATTGTTCCACTGGAGGATGCCACGCCAGAAGTACCGGATGTCGTCGATCAGGATGACGTGATTCTTGATGGGGTGCTCGGCGATGGCACGCAGTTCCGAGAGCAACGGGCACGGGCTCGTCCCTGCGGGCAACTGAGCCTCTCCGGTACTCCAGTGCGAGTCCAGCCAGAACACCGCCGGCTCGGTCACGTAGCGCAGCAACCCGGGCAAGACCTGCCCGCCATCGCCCAGGAGCAGTTGCACGTTGGGCTGGTCGATAAACCTCGCGCTGGCCCGGGCGAAGACCTCGACGTTGGCTTCGACGGAGTAGAGTTGCTCAAACCCGTAGTCGATGGCCGTCTGGAGGCCTTCGCCTTTCGCTGTGCCCGTCTCGATGAAGACCTTACGGCCCCCGGCGTAGCGTGCCAATAGTTCCAGTTTTAGCGTCGAATCGTTCATGAGGTCTCCTCTATCTCATTCTCTGGAAGGTGATCTAACATTTTCGGTGGCTCTTGGTTAAGAGACGGAAGGTGACGGATCATGTCGCACCAGTTGCGATACATTAGATACTTACCATAGCAACCACCTACCAATAGGACCATGCTGAGCGCCGTCAGCAATATACCCACAATCGACAGGATGACCCGGTCATTCATGGCGTCACCTTAGTTGCTTTGCCGATCAAGGTGGGCCTGCCAACCGGGTGGAGTTCCTTGATAGATCATTTGATAGGTCTCCTCACCATCGACACTGAGAATCTCTTCCAGTGTCACGTCTAGTTGCTTGGCTGCCTCGATCGGGACATCGGCATCCTCGCTCATGCAAGTGTAATGAGATGTGTTCTGTCGCCGGTCGATGAAATTGCACGCCAAGCACACCGCGACGTGAAAGTCCTGCACGGCGTCCTCGCAGCTTCCAGTAGCCAGGAACATCCTACAACTCATGGCGTCTCCAGTTTCAAGGTCCGCTTGATGCACTGCGATATCCGTTGGCAGATCTCATTGGCTTCGTACTGCAAGGACTCCGGCACCATGTCCCGCAACTCGGCTACATCCTTACAGACATCGAGCAGTTCCTTCACGTTATCCTTTAGCGTGATCGTGACTTCCATCTCGGCCATTACATCTCCTCGTTCCACGTCCCCGGTTTATCCGGCATCGCCAGGACATTCCAGGTTCCATCACTGTCGTCGACTATGAGGTCGCGCGGCTGGATCTTCGCGCCCCGGCCGTTGGTCAACTCATACCCCAGATCCGCCAGCCAACCGCCGATCTCAACGCCCTCGTCACTCAGCGGGATCTCAGTTACCACAATCGGCTTGGCCTGCTCGAGCAGTTTGCGCCCTCCTTCGAGCAAAGCCATTTCCGAACCATCCACCTCGACCTTGATCAACCCCGGCGCTTTGCGGGCCGCGAAGAAATCGTCCAGGGTGATCACTTCTACGGCCACTGCGCCACCCGATGGTGCCATTTTATACAGCCGCCCGTCCGGCGCACACACCGCCGCCCCCGGCGCAGCGCCGAGGGCCTGCTCATACACCGAGACATTATGCAGGCCATTTATCTCCAGATGGCGCCGCAGCCGTCCCACAAACGATGGACAGGGCTCGAACGCATACACCCACCCGCGAGCAGTAGCGCATCGCGCCATCAGCAGGGTATACGTGCCAATGTTGGCGCCGGCATCCACGCAGATCATCCCCGGCTTGACGTAGGCGCCGAGCCAGTCGTGCACATCTGCGTCCCACCACGGATAGACCGGGATCTCC